CCACTACCAACAGTAGTGGTAGCAATAGACTCAAAGTCGCCAGCATCTCCAAACTTAGAACTAGCGATAATGCCCAAGATATTCATTAAGCAATATCTCCTACGACATACCAAGTATCGGTAGCAACCTTGATACAGGATGCAGCCGAATACTGCGCTCTTAACTTAGGGGCTGCTGTTGCAGCACCTGTTGATTGTATCGTAGTAGTGCCAGAAGATGAAGCCTGAATAGTAGTCTGTCCTGCTCCTATCTGGATTACATTGATAACTGAACCAGTAGGGTAGGCAACGCTAGCATTAGTTGGAATAGAAACTGTGTTAGCGCTAGCCACAGATAAGGTAACTAACTTCTGGTCAGCATCAGCAAGTACTAGCGTATAACTAGCAGTCTGAGCATTAAGAGTTACTGCTGAACCAGCACGGTAATCAAAAGCAACCGTAGGTATTGGTCCGCTACCATCGGTAACAGTAATGCCTGTGCCTGCTGTAACTGCCGTTAAATCAGCCGAAGCATTATCGGCATTAGTTCTTGCTTTTGTCATTAGTATGCTCCCATTATAGACATTACTTCAATAGAACTTGTATCTACTGCAGCCCATTCAAGACCAGTAGCAGTAGCAGAATTAGCCTGAAGATAAAATCCGTTAGTACCTACTGTAATTTTACCAGGGGTGTCTGCCGAAGTTGCCACCAGTAAATCACCTTTAGCATCAAAGAGTGAGTTAGGTATTGCAGTAGCAACATCAAAGGCTGTGAAGGTAATAATCTCTAGCACATCGCTGGCTGCTAGAGCAGGGCTTAAAGATGCAATGCTTGTGCCGTTAGTTGCTACATAGTCCTGAGCACGAACTAGCAATACACCATTTAGGTATACCTGCTCCTTGCCTACTAGGTAGGAAAGAGTATTGCCGTTGTCATCTACACCTGACTCAGATGTTTCTCCGCCTGCTGCGGTAAATCTAAAACGGAAGATTGATGCTGTAGATGAGATACCACCCCAAGCAGTACCGCTCCAGACATACATCTGGTTATCAACTGTGTTCCAGTAAAGGGCTCCAGTAAGAAGTGCTTGACCATCATTATCTAAAGTAGGTGGCGTTGACTTAGCACCAAGGTATCTATCATCAAAGGAATCATAAGAAGCAGCAGCGCTGGTTGCTGATGTGGCTGCTGATGCAGCGCTAGTTGCTGCAGCAGAAGCAGAAGCAGCAGCAGCAGAAGTTGAGGCTGCAGCAGATGCTGCAGAAGTGGCTGCTGCAGTTGCAGATGCTGCTGCGCTTGTGGCGCTGGTAGCAGCAGCCGTGGCTGAAGCAGCAGCAGAGGTTGCTGAAGTAGCAGCAGCCGTAGCACTGGTTGCAGATGAAATTGCAGATGTTTCTGAACTGCCTGCAGATGTCGCAGCGCTCGTTGCACTTGTAGCAGCAGCAGTTGCACTCGCAGCAGCCGAGGTAGCCGAGGTAGCAGCAGCCGTAGCGCTTGCAGCAGCGCTAGTTGCGCTAGTCGCTGCAGCGCTTGCTGAAGAAGCAGATGCTGTTGCTGAGTTGGCTGCACTGGTAGCGCTTGTGGCTGCAGCAGTGGCGCTTGCAGCAGCGCTTGTAGCGCTGGTAGTAGCAGCAGTAGCAGAATTAGATGCGTTAGTTGCGCTTGTTGCAGCAGAGGTTGCACTGGTTGCTGCTGCGCTGGCGCTATTAGCAGATGCTGTAGCGCTGTTTGCTGCAGATGTAGCAGATGTCGCAGCAGCAGTTGCGCTGGCTGCAGCAGATGCTGCAGAGATTGCAGCCTGTGTTGCATCTTCAAAAATAGTATCTACATAAATCTTTGGAACAGCCGATGAAGTTGACATACCAACACTGGATAGACCAGTAATGACTGGTGAGCCAGAGATAGTTGGGCTTACAAAAGTAGCAGCAGATGCTGTAAAAGAACCAGTTAGCGTGCTTGATACAATTGTAGATGAGGTAACTGTTGAACTTGTTACTGTGGCTGAGGTAAATGTACCGCCAGTAAATGTTGCGCTAGTTGCAGTAAATGCACCAGTTACAGTACCGCTTGAGTAAACTTTATTAGTAAGAGTCTGAGCCTTAGTAGTACCAACGATAACACCATCACCAGTAGCAATACCGTGAACATGTGTTTGATTAGCAGCAGTAAGGATTGTTTCATCAATATCATAGCCACGAGCAGCAATGTGTGCCTGTTCCTCGCGGAAGTCACGACCAGATACACCATGTCGTACCACTGCACCAGCAGAGTGGGCAACAGCCTGCGTATTGTCAGCACCACGAGTTACAGTAAGGGTTGTGCTGGAAGCGGCAGTTACTGTGACAACTTCTTCTTTAGATGTATCGGGGTCAACAATAAGTGTGTATGGCAACGATGATGGAAAACCGCTAACCGATGCAACAATAAAGGATGTGTTTGATTGTCCCTGAGATTGTGCGGGGATGGATGATTGGAGCGAAGTTTCTACTGCGGTTGATGAGTAGTACCGCGCTGGGGAGCCTGGGTCGCCTGCTGCCATTTTCTACCTTATCTCTGATAGTGCGAACGGATTGGATACTGACGGCGTTGGTTATTCGCCACTTCGTTTAAACGCTGTTGATAAATGTTGAACAAGAATCTGGCTGCGTTCTGCCCTGAACCATTTGGGCGTACGCCATCTAATATGTCTGCTGCTGCAGACTGAGCCCCAAGGCGTGAAGGGTCCAGAAAAGAAATCATGCGGAAGGCTGCGCCATAAATAACAACATCTTCCGAATAAGAAGGAAAGCCTGTAACTGTTGAATACTCTTGTTCATTGCTAGTAAGCAGCGTTGGGCGCTTGCTGTAGGTAACATGCACAGTTTGTCCAGGAACAATCTCTGAATAAATAGATAGACTCTTTGTAGTAGCAAAAGCATCTGAGTCTGCAGTTCTATCTAACTGCCATGCACGAGCAGGGAACCACTCCTTGGAAGGACCAATAATGGAGTAGGTTACAGATAAAACATTTTCTACGGTAGCAGGGATTCCATAGGAATACCGCGCTGCTACATAATCAAAATCATAGGAGCCAATAGCAAATACACTTGGGTACATAGCATCAATAGCATTATTAATAGCGTTCTTAATTTCTTGCCTTGGAAATAATGGAGCCATGGTTACTTTAGAATTAGCATCATGGGCAGCAGCAGTTGTGCCACGCTGCGCTCTACCCCAAGGGGCTACAGTAAGAACATTTGATACATTGTCTGTAGAGTTAACGAATACAATTTCATCGTCAATCTGTACATAACCACGACCAATTACGCTGGCATCATAAACAGTCAGCGATGTGGTTGTGCTGGTAGCGCTAGTAGTAAGCCATGAGGCAGGCTCTGTGTTCTCTGTATAGCCATGCAGTACAGCCTCAACGCGGTCTGCTAGTTGAGCAAATGTACTCATAGGTCAATACTCCTTAAAGCAACTACGGCTGATAGCCCAGAGGTGCCAGCAAGTTCATTGCAGATAGCGTTTAAACCTTTATAGTCATTAGGCTGGCGGGAGGAACTAGCCTTGTAATTAAGGGCAGCAATAAGTCCTAGACCAGATGTGCCAGCATAGGCATTAGCAGCGCCCTGTGATGCCTTATAGACCGTATAAACGGGATATGTACCACCGTTGGCTAGGCGGTTAAGTTCTCCCGTAAAAGTGCTTCCTGCTGCTCCTGTTGCCATTACTTACCCTTCTTCTTTTTCATCCGTGCCACAGCAGCATTGTCCACAAGGTTCGGATACTTCCGACCCGCAGCCTTTGCTCTTGCTTTGGCAGCAGCCTTCTGTGAGGAGGTTAATTTCGTTGATGTTTTCTTTGGATTCTTCTTGTCCCAAAATGCTTTACCCTTCACCATTTCACCTTATCTGCCCAATAAGCAGCGCTCATTTTGCCTTTGGCAATGTTCTTAGCATGGCGTGCTTTAAATGATTTTTGTCTAGGCGTAGACTTTTTATCGCCACTAACGCCTTGCTGACCAAAACGAATAGTCTTAACTTGGCTACCTTCTTTGGCAACCACAACATGTGACTTAGTTGGATGGCTTGGCGTACGCTTGGGTTTGTTAAAACCTGATACGCCAGCCCTTTTAATCCGTGAGTCTTTTTTACTTGCCACGCTTCTTTGCAGCCTTCTTCATTACCATTTTCTTACCAGACTTCTTTGCTGCTTTCTTTGCTGCAGCCATACCCTTCTTTGAGTAAGAGTATTCTTTTCCGTTTACCATTGGCATGGTTATTCCTCATCTTCTTCTTCGTAGATGTCCTCATCTTCAATGGTGGGAGAGGGCAGTCCCCACAACGGCTCTGGGATAATGGTGCTAGTCATCATCATCCTCATCCAGCATCCGTTTAATCTCATCCTCAGAAGGGGAACGGTAGTTCACCCAACTTGGATAAGAACCTTTATCCATAACAAATGACAGGGCTATTTCAGACTTAAAGCCTGACTTGAGCAAAGAGTTGTAGTACTCGTTAAGCCAGATACAGTACATTTCAAGTTCTGTATATGACTCATCCTTGACTGTACGCACGCGTTTTACTGGTTTCTTTCGTGGTTTGCGAGCAGCCATGATTCCTCCTATGCCCCGTATGCCTTGCCTGTTTCGTTTGAAATCTTTACAGCCTCTTGAATCTTCTTCATACTTGTTCCGTTAGGTTGGATGCCTTGAGCACGAGCATCCCTATATGCCTGTAATTCTTTATCCCATTTTTTTGCAGATACGCTTAGGTTAGAGTTTGCTTCTCCTGTATTCATTACAAGAGTTCCAACCTTGCAACCAAAGCAACCTTCTACAAACTCAGGATGGGTCTGTTGTCTATGTAGGCTCATGCTGGTGTTATGTATGCTCCGTAGCCCTGTGCTGTAAGGGCATCAGCAGTCTGTTGGTTAATAAGATTTTTTGTTCCACCTAAGTAATACTCCTCCGCCTGATTTGTCTGAATCTGGCTTGGATACCTAAAGGAACTATACACTCCGTTTAAACGCAAGACAGATATGCCACGCGGTAGTTCAATACGAGCAAAGAGGATATGGTCCCCTGCTGGGGTTTCATCTACGGTGGGCGTAGTGAAGTAATACATTGACATAAGTCCTCCTAATGAACTCACCCCAAAGGGGCAGACTTTTCAAATATGTCTACCCCTCAGAGTCAATCAACTAGAGAGCAGCGATTGAAGAACCAGTTTCAATGCGATACAACGCTTCCTCGCGGTAACGGCTCCATCCAAGGACACCGTACCAACCGATTGGGCGGAAACGCATTAACTTATCGGTAACTGGACCGATAACAACACCTGGCTCCTGTGCTACGGCTTCAGCCAATGCTTGCTTACCGCAAACGATGGTTCTGAATACGCGTGTTACAGGGGTTACAGTTACAACAGTAGTTGCGGTAACTGCAGCAGTATTGGCTACATCTACAGTAAATGTAGTTGTTGAGCCAGAAGTGCTGATTGCACTAATTTTTGCACTAGATGCAATGCCAGTTCCAGAAATCTTGTCGCCTACCTCAGCGCGTGTTGCAATAACAGCAGAAGAAGCAACACCAAAGGTGAAGCCTGCTGAAGTACCTGCAACGGTTACTGCGGTTGTAGCGAGAGCGGTCTGGTCTGCGCCATCCTTAGCAGAGAACATGCGTGCGTTTTCTACAAAGAAAGCGCCTTCGTATGTTCCGATGGTACCTGCGAACAGGTTGCCAAGTGATGCATCAGTGTGTGCGTGAGTATCACGCCATCCGATTGAGCCAGATTCGGCACGGAGGTCATGTGATACTTCTGGGTGAATACCGACCCAGTATAGGCTTCCTGCGCGAGGAACAGCCTTATTGGAACGGAGTTTTGCAACAACCTTGCGAAGGTCAGCAGAATCAATAGTGTCTGATGCTGTGACTGTAGCAGTAGATGTGCGGGTTCCACCGTAAATAACATTGGTGCCTTGACGAAGTGTGTTTTGTGCCACAACATCAAGAGAGTCAGCCAAGTTGTAAGCGATGATGTCTGCAACAGCAGGGTCAACATCGGATAGTGAGAACAACTGTAGTTTGCGTGTTACAAGGGCAGCGTTGCCGTACTCTGCAAGAGTTACAGATACGGTATCAACATTGCTTAATGCGACTGCATCTGGGTCAGTTGTTTCTGTGAGCGTTGAAGTAGCAGCCGACAAATCGTTGTAAAGTGAGAATACAACGGATGAGCCTGGCATAGCCTGTTGTACAGGCTTCTTATCCGCAACAGCACGAATCATCGGCTGAGAGCGGAGGGCAAATTCAACATAACGGTCATAAGCGGTCTGAACTAGACCACTAATTGCCGATGTGTCTGTAAATGCCATGTGGGTTCACCTCCTGGTGATTGGTTGATGTAAGTTATTTAATTTAAACCAAGGAGTATATCTAAGTCCTCACGAGTCTTTGCTCCTGCAATCTTTGCAAACGCATCTTCATCAACATCTGGCGCGGAGCCAGTAGAGATTAGATTGTTGATTCTTGCTTGAGCCTTGACCTCTGGACTTTTTTCTGCAGGCTTTTCTTCAGATGAAGTTTGGATTCCAAATACATCACCGTATTCATTAACCCATTTGATAATTTCTTCCTCAGAGGAATCAATATCTTGTGGTATAAATGCGGCAATCTTTGGATTTAATCCCTTAGCCTGTAGTACATCCTTGACAGTACGCTGACGGGTCTGAGTTTTTAGACCTGACAACTCCTGTTCTAGTTCTTTCGCACGCTTTTCCAGCGCACGGTTTACTTTGCGGAGTTGACCAACAACATCTGTAGTAGTGTCGTCATCTTCTTCGTCATCGTAGTAATTGGTAGCCATCTACCTATCTCCCTTTTCTTAGTTGTATTCGCAATCCACAATGAGGTTCGGGGAAACCAAATTGGCTATTGCTACCAGACTTATACGCCCCCCTGGGCTGGTTGGTCAGGGTGGGGATTCTTATATTGGTGTAGCGGTTGAGCGAAGTGATGCTCCAGTGACTCCGCCTCTTGCGCTAAAACGAGCACCTTCTCTTTGTGCTCTTTGTTGTGAGGCAAGTAGCGCCTGTGGGCTACCCTCTATAACTGCAGAGAGTGCTTCTTGTTCGCTATAGTCTTGTCCTTCAATACCTGATAAACGCTTTTGTGTTCTACGCAGTTGTCCTGCTTGACCAAGAGCCTGTGCAAGTTCTCGCTCAGAAAGTTTTGCATAGGATTCTGTGCCTGCAATATTTTCTGCTTGACCAGAGGTAATACCACGAAGTTCAAATCCTGCAGCGCGACCAATACCTACAAACTGTGCAGCCTTAGCCTGCTTCTGTATTAATGGGAGTGCTTTATCTGCATCAAGAACAAAGGCTGTTAAATCACCTTCACCTACGCCGTAGAAATCAATTAATTGTTGTTTAACTGATGGGTTTAAGGTACGAGATAAGTCCTGTCCCACCTGTAGGCGGTCTTGATATTCTTTGGCAGAAACTTCAGCGCCGATTAATTTACCAAAATCATCTGGATTATCGTAAAAACCTTTAGGTAAATCAAAGAAACGAGCAGTCTGAGTCATGGCTTTTTCAATATCCATGTACTCTTTTTCTGTAATGGTTCGGCTTTTCTTTCTTAAAGATGCCATACCTGGAAAACGCTTTTGATACTCAGGGCGGTCATATAGTTCAAGAAGTAACATTTCTTCTGAAACATCAGCCATGATACGAGTATTAATAAAAGGAGCAAGTGTTTCAAGTCCATAGGCTGAAAACAAAGCAGTAAGTTTATCTGAAGCCTTTTGTTTTATAGCAAGTTTGGCTGCATCTGCTTCGGCTTTCATTTGTGCAATCATGGCATTGTTTGCAGCAGTTGCTCCTGCTACAGCCTTGGCTACAGCAGCATCTATATCTGCTTGGGTTAAACCACTTTTAG